TGAATTCAACATTAACTGGATCAAACTTCCCAAATAGCACCAATGTGATTATGACATTTGTTCGCACTGGTGATAAGGGTGATGCTGGTCCACAGGGTCCACAAGGACCACAGGGTCCACAGGGTGTTGCTGGTCCTCAAGGTCCGCAAGGACCACAGGGTCCACAAGGACCAACTGGACCAAATGAGGGTGCAACGCTCAAGGCAGTAAAAGACTTTATTGTTGCAAATACAAATACTGATGGCGCAAACACTGTCAATCTTGCAGATTCGAATTATTTCCGCCATGTGTTGACTGCAAACGTTGCGTTCACGTTCACTAATGCACCATCATCAGGCACTGGTCAGATGTTCTCGCTCTTGTTATTGCAAGATGCAACTGGTGGAAGAAATCCATCATTCTCCAATACAATTTATTGGGCTGGTGGTGCAATTCCTCCTGCAACAACAGCAGCAAATGCTCGTGACTTGTGGACGTTTATCACTTACGATGGTGGTACAACGTATTGGGGAACGTTGACGATGAAGGACGCTAAATAATTTTATAATTACTTTTTGAGTTTGTTATGAAGATCCATGTATTGGCAAATCCACGCAATCCAACAGGATTGATGAACCGCGTTGATCCATTCGCGGTTCATGCGTACAAATATATTAAGCATCTATCGCCGCACTTCCATATGATTCATTATGGAGTTCCAGGCGCACAACTAGATTGGTTAGAATGCGAGCATGTCGACATTCCAACAACGCCAGTTGAAGTAAACAAATTTAATTTGTTGGCAGGTGAAGAGATTCAAAAGCGAGCAAGCACAGGTGATATTATCGTTTGTTTTTTTGGCGTAGACAATAAAGTTGCTTGCGAAATGAATCCTGGATGTAAGGTTGTTGAGCCATCAATTGGATATCGTGCCAATGGTGTGTTTGCTCCATATAGAGTATTCACCTCATATGCAAACATGCATTATTTTTATGGCGAGCGTGGCATGTTGATGGAACCAAGTTGGTTCGATGCTGTAATTGGAAACCCATTTACTATTAAAGAATTTGAGTACAGCGAAGATAAAGAAGATTATTTCTTGTATTTTGGCAGAGTGTGTGAAGAAAAGGGCGTACATCTAGCCATTCAAGCAACAGAAAAGATGGGCAAGAAACTCGTCATCGCTGGTCCTGGATCATTACAGAGTTTAGGGTACAGCAAAACTCCAGATCATGTTGAAATGTTCGGTGTTGCAAATGCTGAACAGCGAAAAGAATTGATGCGTAAGGCAAAGTGTTTAATCGGATTAACGCATTATGTTGAGCCATTCGGTAATATGGTCATCGAGGCAAATTTATCTGGCACTCCTGTGATTACAACTGATTGGGGTGCATTTCCAGAGATTGTTCGTGAGGGTAATACTGGATTTAGAGTTCGTGATTTCAAATCACTATTAACTGCAATCGAATCTATTGATAAGATAGAATCAAGCGATTGTCGAGCATGGGGATTAAATTTCTCTGATGAACAAATCCACTATAAGCACAAACAGTATATTGACAAAGTGATTTTAAATTCATTTTATGCGTAAATTATTTGTAGTTAGTTCTTCTATCGCCCCAAAGCCTGGGACTTTTACATATAGTCCAACTCGCTCTGTGTTTGGAGCAGAGGAACGATTTAGGCAAACGATCTTTACAATCAATTCGATACAAGCATCATTTCCTGATGATAAAATTGTAGTTGTGGATTCATCAGAAAACTATGCAGATTACATTGTGACATTAAGGCATCTTAAGAATGTTGAGTATTTGCCCGTCAAAGAGTATGCGCCAGAAATCTTTAATCTTGTAAATCATCATCAAAATAAAAGTTTATGTGAGTGTGCACTTTTAAATAGTTATTACAAGAAATTTAAAAGTGAAATTAAAGAATATGACTATGTAATTAAGACAACTGGTAGATATTTCTACTTCAATTTTAATGATGCATTGTTCACTCAAGAGAATACAAACAAGATTTTCTTCAAGAAACCATTAAATTTTGAATGGAATGATAATTGGAGATACCAATTTGTAGATCGTAGAATACAGCAAAACAATAATCGACTGCATCAATACTGCACGGTGTTATATGGGTTTGGTATTCATCAGTTTGACAAGTTTATAGACATAAACGATGCAGTTGTAAATCTTCTAAGCAACGAAAAGATGGCGCACTACGATATCGAGACTTTGTCGTATTACTTTACTAGACCATTCGAAAAGGATATAATTGAGACTGACTGGATAGTTTCAGGATGGGATGGAACCTCAGCGCGATTCATGTATTACTAGGTGTTATATGAAAACCACTTTAATTATTGTTGACGACTTTTATCAAAACCCCGACCAAGTAAGAGCATATGCTTTGTCGCAGCCCTTCGAAGTCTCTGGAAATTATCCAGGAGTTCGAACAAAGCCATGGCTTCCTGATGATTTAAAGAATTCGATCCAATACATCATGCAAAATGCAGGCGGTCGTATCACCAATTGGTTCGAAGATTCTGGGTACACTGGCGCATTTCAAATTTGTACTGCAAAAGATCGCACGTGGATCCACGCCGACAGTTTTAATACTTGGGCTGCTGTTTGTTATCTGACTCCAGATGCACCGCTCTCATCGGGAACTGCTTTGTATCGATGGAAAGAAACAAAAGAATATGAACGAGCTGATAACAACGCACCATATCTTGATGGATATGATTATACGAAATGGGAAAAGGCAGATTATGTTGCGAACAAATATAATCGTATTGTTCTTTATCGCGGCAATCTATATCACGCTTCACTAGATTATTTCGGCAATAATCTAGAAAATGGTCGATTATTCCAAACATTCTTCTTTAATACGGAATACTGATGAAGATCTTACATGTAGTATTTTCTACAAATCGAATCAGATATTTGATGCCGACTCTAGAGTCTTTAAAGAATCTAGACTATGGGAATCACACAGTCGATAAATTAATCATAGACGATTACCCAAGAAATAGAAATATTGCCATATTCGATTTAATCGCAAAGGTTTATGGATTTAATGTAAGATTCAACGAAACCAACTTGGGACTTTCTGTGAATTGGAGCGCATTCTTTGATTGGCTCAAAACGCAAGACTACGACTATATTCTACATCAAGAAGACGATGTATTATTAACGAGTCCCATTCGGATTGACGATTTAATCACGGTTCTAGAATCAGATGAAAAGATGGCTTCAGTCGTTCTTCAACGCCAGCCATGGTATTTCCATGAAACAGAATCTACCACTGATCCGACTGATATTAAAATTGGAAACTATTACTATAGTCAAAATGTAAAGACTTTCCCGATTATATTCTCTTTGTATCGTAAGAACGTAATCGAATATGCGTTTCGAGAGTACTGGAAATTCAATGTGAACGAAGGAATGATCATGGTTTATCTAAATTTCTTTCATCAGATGTATTCTGCGACTCTAAAAGGATCGAATAGCGAGAATCTAATCTTTCATATCGGAGAAGAGACCGTTGGTAAACGGCTCGAGCCAGGAGAGCCAAACTGGGAACAATTTGCGCATATGGACCCAAATCGAGTCTATGACTCTAGAAATGGGAAATTGGTGGAGTAACTAAATATAGAATACTCAGAGAGGTTCTAAATGGCGCAACCTAGCACTCGAACTCAACTTAAAGATTACTGCCTCCGCAAACTCGGATTTCCCGTAATTGATATCAATGTCGACGATGACCAGCTCGAAGATCGTATTGATGACGCACTCCAATACTTCTCGAACTATCACTATGATGGAACTGAGAGAGTTTATCTGGCACAGGCTTTAACAAATGCAGATATTCTAAACGGATATTTGCGACTTTGCGATAACATCGTAGGTGTGTCTCGTGTATTTGCGTTTACAGGAACGACAGTTGGTTCAACTTCTTCTACTGGTTTTAATATGTTCGATATTAACTACCAGTTGCGTCTAAACGATTTTTACAATCTAACATCTTCTTCGTACACATATTACGTTATCGCTCGTGAGCATCTAGCGATGCTTGATATGATCGTTACTGGCGAGATGCCATACACATACAATCGAAAAGTAAATAAACTAGAAGTTATCACCGATTGGAATAAATTTAACATCGGAAACTATATGGCTTTCGAAGCGCATAGAGTTGTCGACGAAGAAACTTATAGCAAGGTCTATAACGATTTATGGTTGAAAGAATATACCACTGCTCTCTTCAAACAGCAATGGGGAACAAATTTAAAGAAATACGGTAACTATGTTCTTCCTGGTGGTTTGGTCATCAACGGTCAGCAAATTTATGATGAAGCGTCGTTAGAAGTAGAAAAACTAAATGAAAAACTTCGCGACACTTACGAAGAACCAACAATGTTCTTAGTGGGCTAAAATGGCAACTAGCGTATATTTCAATAATCAAAGAGCAACCGTTGAGCAAAATCTTCTTGAAGATTTGATTATCGAATCAATCAAGAATCACGGCATTGACGTTTATTATTTGCCAAGAGAATCTCAATCATATATTGGTGAATTGTTTGGCGATGATCCAGTAAAATTATATCGAAAGTCAATCAAGATAGAAATGTATCTTGAGTCTTTCCAAGAATACGAAGGCAATAAAGAATTCTTCTCTAAATTTGGTCTTGAGATTCAAGAAACTGCTCGACTTTGTATGGCTCGTAGAAGATTTGAGCGTCAAGTAGGCGCAATCATGGGTAGTGGTTGGCATGTTCCGAAAGAAGGCGACTTAATCTATCTACCAATTCAATTTAAATTGATGGAAATTAAGTTTGTTGAAGAAGAAAAAAACTTTTTTCAATTAGGCAGAGACTCAAAGAATCCATACATGTATGGATTGACAGTTGAAGCATTCAAGTATAATGGCGAATTGCTTCAAACTGGAACAGAAGAAATTGATCGTATTGCTGACGTCCAAGGCTATGCACTTGAACTAGATGTTAATGCTGGTGGAACTGGAACATTCCAACACTTTGAGGTTGTGTATCAAGGCGCAAGTCTTGCAGCTGCAACTGCAAAGGCAGTTGTTGCTAAATGGAATTTACCAACGAGAAAGTTGAAGTTACGAAACGTCTATGGCGCATTTACTGGTGGCACATTGATCAAAGGCGTTACGAGTAACGCTCAATGGACGTTGAATGAAGCGCCAGATGTAATGAGAAATATTAATAATGAGAACATGGAAGATAATGAAAGGGTCGAGCAAGAAGCTGACGGAATTATCGACTTCACTGAGATCAATCCGT